ATTTATCGGAGTGCCAATAGTGGCGGTTCACAGGGTGGAAAAAGAGGCACTGAAAAAACTTAAAAAAATAATGTTACAATGGAAAATCAATGAGTGAAAATGGATTAGAAGTACAGGAGTTTGATGAGAAAGGCCCTGATGTAGATGCGATTAAGCATGAATTTAATGATGCGAAAGCAAATCTGTCCTTTTGGATGGATAAGGCTGAAGAGGCCAGGGAGTGCCGGTTCAACGAATGGGCGGGCAAGGATGGAAGCGGCAAGAAGAATGGACCGGAAGCCTTCCCTTGGGACGGAGCCAGTGATCTCGAACCATCACTTGTTAACCCGTTAATCGATGGGGATGTAGCCCTTCTTTCGCAATCGCTGTCACAGGCTAACCTTGTTGCCGCTCCCGTCGAAAGTTCCGACATTGGCAGTGCAAAGATGGTGAGTGAGTTTTTGAAGTGGCGGATGAACTCAATGACGGAACTTCCTCGGGAAGCCGCCATCGGAGCCAATTATTTATTGCAGAATGGAATCACTTTTTTCGGAACATATTGGAAGAGGGAAACCACAAGAGTATTTAAGGATATAACCCTTGAGGAAATAGCACAGATGTCGCCCGAGCTGGCAATGGCAATCCAGGACCCTGAGATGAAAGAGGGAGTCGAGGAGATGTTCTTTCCGCTATTCCCTAACTTGAAAAAGCGGAGAGTTCGGAAGATGCTTAATGAGCTTAGAAATAAGGGAGTTTCCAAAGTTCCGACTGAAAAAGCTGTTGTTAATCGCCCAGCTATTAAGGCTTATGAGTTGGGAAGGGAGATAATCATCGATTCAAATGTAATTGATTTGGAATCTGCCCGAAGCATCCACTGCATTCATTATTATTCTCCCGAAGCACTCATGCAGAAGGTCAATGAGGGATGGGATAAAAAATGGATAGAGGAACTGATAGAGAACTCAAAAGGATTTTATTCTGAGGAGAGTTATTCCACGGATCTTATGTCTTATGACACCGGTAACTTTTACGGCCAACAGGATTATGAGGGCATGGTTCGGGTCATTACAACTTATCGTAAGGAATTGGATGAAGATGATGTACCTATCTGCACAATTACTTGCTGGGCGGATGAAGTTGAGGGTCATGGTTTTCACAGTCCGATGGAATATGATCAAGGGAGATATCCATTTGTCTGCATCACCAGGGAAAATTTAAATCACCGACTGCTTGATTCTCGAGGATACCCCGAACTTCTGAAGAGTTATCAAACCTGTGTAAAAAGTGAGATGGACTCAAGGCGTGATAGGGCATCCATGAGTACAATGCCTCCAGTCGAATATGTCCAAGGCCGCCGTCCTGAACGGATTGGTCCGGGGGCGCACTTACCTGTCCGTAGGAGGGGAGAATTTGGATTCGCAGAGATCCCAAGATACTCACCCGCATCGATGGAAGTGGAGATGCAGATTCGCCAACTCGCCAACAAGATCACCGGCCGAGCAACATCTGCCGAGGATGCAGTTGAGGCAAACAGCATTCGCCAGCACTTGGTCAATCAATGGCTGAATGGATTCAAACAGATTTTAAATCGTGTATGGTGCTTGGACCGAACATATGGCGGTCCGCAAATTTGGTTCAGAGTCACAAATAACGAACAGGGCGCAATGCTCATGCTCGATGAGACTGCTGAGATTTATGATTTTAATATCACCTGGAACTCAATGAATCAGGACGAGGAAAAAGTCCTTCAGAAGCTGGATACAGTGGGTAAATTAATGGCTCAGTATGACCGATCCGGTCAAGCTCGCTTTGATATTTATCTCCGAAAAGTTCTTGAGGCTATTGATCCTAATCTTGCCGGCCAACTTATAGCCCCCGTTGAGGAGGCAACTGATAAAGAGATTCAGGAAACTTCTGCTGACATCGCTAAAATCGCATCGGGTCAGGTAGTAAATGTCCCTCAACAGGGTGTAAATTCAAACCTTCGTTTACAGAAGTTGCAAGAGTACCTCAGAGGAACACCCGAAGTACCGGCAACCGATGTCCAACAGAGGATGCAAGAAGACGAGAACTTTGCAAAGAGACTTCAGACATATGCTGGTCAGCTAGAGATGATGCAAATGCAACAGAAAAACAAGCTAATTGGACAGCTAGGTACTGCTCCTGGCAATGTACCAGGAACCTCAATCGCCGCTTAAACAAAAGGAAATATTATGCCATACGGAAAAGGAACATACGGATCAAAGGTTGGAAGACCTTCTAATAGAGCTAAAGCAATGGCTCGTAAGAAAAAGCTGAAAAAGAAAAAGTGAGTATTACTTACCGAGGAATTACTTTCGCCGGATACTCAAAGCCCAAGCGAACCCCAAACCATCCGACTAAATCCCATGTGGTTTTGATCAAGGATAATGGTAATGACAGAATAATTAGATTTGGCCAACAGGGAGCAAAGACTGCTGGTAAACCAAAGAAGGGTGAGAGTCAGGCAATGAAGAAAAAACGGGCAAGGTTCAAAACTCGTCATGGGAAGAATATTGCCAAGGGAAAAACATCAGCGGCCTATTGGGCGAATAAGGTGAAGTGGTAAGATGCCAAAGGATGCTTGCTATAAGAAGGTAAAGGCTCGGGTAAAGGTATTTCCATCTGCTCGAGCATCGCAACAGATTGCCAAATGTCGGAAGTCCAAAGGACAGGTTCGCAAGTCTACGGCTGGATCTTCATTAAAAAGATGGGGTGCTGAGAAATGGAAAGATACACGAACCGGTAAACCATGTGGACAGGGCGGGAAGAATGAATACTGCCGCCCAACAAAAAGAGTTTCAAGTAAAACACCTAAAACCAAATCGGAGATGAGTAAAAGCCAATTGAAACGCAAGAAGGCTGAAAAATCCAAGGTTGGGATGGGACGAAGAGTAAAACCAGTAAGAAGAAAAAAATGAAATTAGCAGATGCAATCGCTGGATTGGGTGAACAGACTGAATGGTTAGTCGTAAAAGAATTTATCGAAGAGCAAAGGGATATGTGCCTTGTGGATTTTCAGGACTATACCCATGTGGATAATCCCCAAAAACTTGCCCGTCTGTCGGGAGAGATCGCTGGACTTACTCGCATCATAGAAAGTTTAGAAAATGCCGAAGCTGACACCCCACCAGCAGTTTAAAAACGAACATCGCGCTCTGTTAAAGCGTTGGATCGATGAAAGCGATATTGAAGATATGGAAATCGCTAAAATCGCAGTAGCCGATGTCGAGGAATGGCTGGATGAGGATGTTGTAGATTTTGAATCCGACATCCCATTAGATGACTAAACGACTTGGATATATCTACGAACAGGAATTTTTTACTCAGGCTTTAAGGCACGGCCTCGAAGTATTTACTCCGCTCGGTGATCACTTACCACAGGACTGCATTGTGGTAAATGCGGCCGGTAAAAAATTTAATGTACAAATCAAGGGGACTGAAAAAGCTAAACTAAGCGATAAGACTCGGGCTATTCGGCGGTACAAATTTTCATGTACCACTGGCCGTGCCGTAAAGAAGCCCCTCGACTGCACAAAGGTCGATGTGGTGGCAGTCTACTGCGATGACATTCGGATTTGGTATCTAATTCCGTGCATGGCCATTGATGGGGCTGTAACAATCGCCGTCTATCCCCATGTAAAGGACTCAAAGGCCAAACACGAAAAGTTTAGGGAAAATTGGGAAATATTCAAAACTTCCTGAAAATTATTCCCGACCCCCATGTAAAATATTAATCGGTGCATCATATCGATGTGCAGATTAACGCAAGAGTGCGAACTTTAAACGCAGAAAACATGGCAGATACAGAATTAACCGAGGCTTCGGGTACAACAACGGAAGCAGAAATACAACCAACGCAGAGCATTACGACCCTCGAAGAGTTGACAGCATCGTTTGTCGACAAAGTCGAGGAGAGTGAAGCGAAACAGGAATCTGAAGTGGAGCCTGGTCCCGAGACCACAACCGCAGATGCAGATACCGACCAGGATAAAGATGTTCTTTTACAGTCAACCGAGTCTGAGGAATCAGAGGAGGAGGAAACGGAGGAGATAGCTGAAGAGGAAGAGGAAACAGAGGACGAAGCTGAACCGCCCAAAGCTGTTGGAAAACTGCTCAAACAAGTCAATAAACTGACTGCTCGAGCAAAGACCGCCGAAGAAACAGCCGAAGCATTACAAGCTCAGATTGAAGCCTTAAAATCCAATCCGCAGAAGCAATCGGAACCCAGTCAGCCAGCCCTGGATGAAGTAAATGACTTTCAGTCATTGGAAACTTTACGAAAGGAAGCACTTGCCGCCAAGAAGTTTGCACTTCATCACATAGGCAAGGACTTTGTGGAAGTTGATGGGAGGGAGTATTCGGACGATGATATCCGAAACATTCTTACACAGGCAGACGAATACCTGACCGAGAAGATCCCCGAAAGGGCGCAATATCTTCAGTCAGCCGCACAATGGCAACAGGATACGATTAATGCTCATCCGTGGATTTCGGACAAAGTGGATACCGACCAAGCTGAAGAACGCCGTGGCGTTTTTAACCAGTTAAAAAGTCAGTATGCAAATGTTCTGAACTCCCTACCGAATGGCGACTTTATAGCGGCCACACTCGTAAGAGGGGTGGAAGCGATTAAAGCGGATCAGGCGGCCAAGACGGCCAAACCGAAAGCTAAGAAGGTAGCCAAAGCACCTCCCCCAACGATGGGTGATTCAAGCCCACCGATTCAAACTTCAGCCACTCGAAAGACTGCAAATAAACAAAAGATTTTGGAGCGTAAACAACTCTCGGAAAATGATCTAGCCGCATTTCTAGCGGAATAAAATTTATAAAACTTCAAAATAAGGACTCAAGAAAATGGCTCTAGCAACATCTTATAATGTAACCGCCAATAAAGGCGCTCAAACCAACCTCGAAAATGTTTTAAAGACTGTAGAACCGACAGAAACACCTCTGTATTCTACGCTTTCCCAATCCGCCGCTCCAAAGGCAACTCTTAATGAGTGGTTGGTCGACTCACTTGCAAATCCCGAAATCGGTGGAACTATCGATGGCGTTGATTTGACACTCTCTGCTGGTGGAAGCACTTTTGCAAACTTAATAGATACTCGTGAAAGGCTCGGAAACCGGGTACAAACTTTCCGTGATTTGTTCGCAGTATCAAGACAAGCTGAGATGGTCGATGTCGCTCCTGGCGGATCTCTTTTTGCCGCTTCACAGGCTAAAAGTTTATTGCAGTTAAAACGCTCAATCGAGACTGGCATCGGATCAGGTAACGACCAATCCGTTGGATCAAGTTCTGCCGCCGCTAAGATGTGTGGACTTGGTATTTGGTCTGACCCGACTGCGACTGGAAATACTTTCGACACAAGTGCTAAGCAAGCATTCCGTGCAGTAAGTGGTTCCCGTGTAAGTCTTGCTAGTTTGACTGAATCTGCTTTCCGTGGATTGCTTCAAGCTGTTTACACTGCCGCCGGTTCTAAAGGTACATATAACCTTTTCTGCG